GCGGTCATCCACTTTTCAAACTCCAACTACCACTGGTTGGATTCAGGTTTAAAGAAAACTGAGTCTGATCTTTGATAGAATGAGACTCCATTATCTGTTGTACGGATTCAGGAAGTATATGTACATTCCATGACTTCTGAATTAGGTCGATAGCAAGATTATATTTGCGGGCTTTCACTAGAAAACATAGTTTTTTCCTGATTGCTTTTATATCCCTAACGTACAATTTGGTATTGGATAGAATGAGATATTGAATGATTTGGTCTATACCACCTTTCTTTTGCAATTCCTTAACGCGCTTAATTCTGGATTTTATCATATGATTAATTTCTTTAATAGGTCTTGCATTGGTGGAGTAGATGTTGCGTGATTTCCATCTAGATGACAGTTCTTGTGCGCTTTTAACGTTTATCAAGGCATCTTTCATGGCAATCCCCTTCGACCTTGTCGGTTGAAGGCATCTCACCTTATCTTTCACTTGCTGATATAGTTCGCTTTCGTCCTTCCTGAGCTTCGTTTTTGTTAGATTTATCGGACCGGAAAGGAGGAAAGAAAGAACCGTTCTTTCGTTTGCTTTGGATACTCCAGAACCACCTTGACTGAATAGTCCAGGCAAGTTAGTATCCTTTGTCCTTCTAGCAAGTTGAATGGAAGTCTGGAGACATCTATGTCGAACAGCTCTAATTAGTTTAATCCCCGTAAAATGTCCTTTTGGTTGGGTCGCTAGTTTGTAGAGATCGTCGCATACTAATGTTCCTTTCTTCTTATCAATACTTCTCATTCCTGTAGCTTGGGAAAGTCTAATTGACTCTGTTACTATTGCTCTATTGCCTCGTCGTTCCACGAACCTTTCACAGAATACACCATAATTTCTAGATGTGAAACACTTGGCATCGTTTAATAAAAGTTTAATCTTAGTAACATTCTCTTTGTAGACTTCGATTTCTTCCTTTGTCCATAATCCAATTAAGTCATCTCCGCACGTCTTAAATGAGCGGATATCAACGTGGTTCGCACAAAACGCATTCAATATGCTTAGAATAGTCCAAGAAGGACCTAAGCCCATAAGCGCGCCACAAGTGACAGGTTTGGACAATCCTCCTACCTCACCTTTGACAGATAATACATGAGGTGAAAATATCAATCTTACTGCTTGATCGTACCAAGAAGGCTTACTCATGCCTGCGGTCAAGTGCTCTAAAACAAATTTCGCTGTAGCGATTGATATTGGGTCGGTGGACTTTTTGAAATCGGCTGAGAACAAGTACAATCTTCCAGGATTACGGTTTTCCAACGTGATGGCAGTGTTTCTGATTATATCTCTAGATACTGACCAGTTCTTTACAAATGGTAATAAGAATTGATTCAGCGTTCTAGCTGCCCACACTACTTCCGATGTATGCATCGTTGGTACCCTAATCTTTCCTTCAGGTAATATAAGTGGAAAGACTTCTGCTCTAAATAATGTCGTATTATATGTTAAGTCTGCGCTTCTTTCCAGAACCTGATCGAAAACTGTTTTGATTGTACTTTCTTGTACAGGTTTAATAGGAATATCCTCTACATATTGTTCTCTCCCCAACATTAGATTTGCAAACAACTTGTTCTGCCCAAGGTATTGATTAAGTTCATACTCATACAGCTCTGCATCATCATGCACTTCGTGTTCATGTACACTTAATTCTGAGTCGTCCTCAGGTTTCTTAACCGGCTCGGAGAAGTTCATGGGAGCATCTGAATCCCACGGGGTAAAGTTGTTATTCTGAGTGAAGGCAAGTCTGTCGAAGAATGGTTGTGGTGCTACTGCGCTGTATCTCGCTAATATTTCCGAGCATCCACCTTTCTTTGAACTTGCATTTATAGTTGATTTTAATCCCGGATTAGGTAACAGACCTTTATCTAGATTGGAGTGAATGCGCTTAAATATGTTTAATTTTCTGCACTTCTCTCGATTGATAAAGTCTGCGATTTTATTCAAGACGTCCGGTTGGATTATTTCTTTCTCCTCAGTCAATCTAATGTAAGCTTGTGAAACTTCATGATCGATGTCTTCTTTTGAAGGCGTTGGTAGCCTGACTGCACGTGAAAAGCAAGACGCAACGAATAGATGTTGTTCTGCTTTTCCGCGGTTCTTAAATCTCATCATGTTTTTCTGATGGATACCAAAGGCCTTTCTTCTAAGATCATGACACACATTTCCTATCTTCTTCTTTATATCTCTATTGAAAATCAATCCTCGAACCATTTTTATATATTTACATAAGATTCGTTGATTGTTGGGATATAATTTAGTTGTATGCTGATATACGCATAATTTACCATATATCAGTTCCAGAAATGTCGCTGTAGCACTCCAATTCCTAATAAGAGTGTCTAAGTTTTCCCTAGCTTTGCTACCGTTTCTCCATTTGCCGGCAGCCTTCTTTGTGCAAGGTAACCCGGTAGAATCATCGATCTTCTTACCATGAGGTAAGAGGATATTGCTAATCTGTATCAATTTGTAAAAGGAAGACAAAAGATTTATTTTTCTTCTCTTATTGATACCATTAGGTCCGATGATTAGTTCCTCAGAAGAATCTTTCTTCTTCGGAACAGGTATGCTGCACTGTGATTTAGACTGGAATTTCCTTCTTCTTAAGGCGTTTAGTCTATTTACACCTTTGAGTGATTGAACC